CAAACGTTCACGTAAACGAGTGTTTTGGAAGTCCAGAGCCTCCGACTCGGACATACTAAGCCGCATGTATTTTGTTTTTATATCAAACTGTTTTAGTAGTTCTTGACTTATTTGTTGTTGCAGTTGAGAAGCTTTTGATGTAGGTAGCTTTGGTGCCCTTGGTGCGCCTTTTAGGTCTGTGTCTTTGGTTGTGTCCTTTAGTGGAGGTGCGGCTTCTTCTGTTCTTGAAGGTAGAGCTAATGCAATACGACTGAACTCTTTAGCTACCTTTTGCCGCCTGTTTTCTAGACTAGCTATGTCTTCTCGAGCAGCTCTTCGTGTTTCTTCGTTAGTAGCTTGTGAAAGTCTTGTTTCTGCTTGACGAAGTTTGTCACCGACATCCTTAAGCTCTTCACCTACTTTTTTAAACGCAGCGGGTGTAGCAGGCGTTACATTAAATAAATCATTGAAGTAATTGGCTAAAGGGGTTAAAAATCTAATAGTTTTTGTAGCGAAATCTTGGAATTTTGCGCCAAGAGCCTGCAATAGTGGTCCTGCCGCACGGTTGGCGTCTTCTAACGCTTTGGTTAGACGTGCTCCAGCTTCGGCTGGGGATTCCCCGATTCTTAGGGCTGCAGGCTCGTACTTTTTAAGAATAAAGTTTGAAAATGTAGTTACAAACTCGTCTGCGCTAACCTCGCCTTGCTCTAAGGCTTTCTGTAATTCTTCTGCAGAACGATTTGTGGCCTGGGCAAACAACTGGAACGCACCAGGAAGTCGGTCGCCAATTTGCCCTCTAAGTTCTTCAGACCTTACGACGCCCTTTGATATGACTTGGGTTGCCGCTCGTAATACGCCGCTAAGATCTTCTGCATCACCACCTGTGGCCTTGGTTGCAGCGGATAAAGCACGATATAAAGTCTCTGTTTGTTTAACGCTGTTGCCGTTAGCTGTTGCAGCGGCACTTAATTGTGTAAAGTTTCTTGTGGCATCTACAATCGGCTGGTTAAAGTCGCGGGCAGCTCGGTCAATTGCTTTGAAGCCTTCCGCACTTTGACTACCTAGGATTCCACGCAGGGCGATACCTAGCTTGTTCAGTGAAGCTTCTGTTTTTGCTGCTTCAGGGCCTAATTTAACAAGACCTGATATAGCCTGTGATACAGCAGCAACGCTTGCTGCAATGGCTGCACCCTTAGGACCGCCAAAACCTGCACCAATCGCAGCTGCTTGAGCGATGTTTGAGCCTGGTATGTTTGCAGTTGCTAAACCAATACCTGCGCCCCTAGTAATGGCCTGTCTGTTTGCAGTGCGCCGTTTAGCCGCAGGACTGCCGGGTATGTTTACCGCACCACCGATTGGGCTGCTCTGTCCTTTTAGTGTGCTGGATTCCCTTAAACGCCTATCAAAATCGTTGAGAGCCTTATTGTCTATATCTGCTTTTAATTTGCCTATTTCTTTTACCTTTTTCTCTTCAAGGTTTAATCTGGTTAAAAGCCTTTGCAGTTCTTCATTGTCTGCATCTCTGCGAATACGATCTTGGCCAGCGTTAAAATTAGCTTCTATACGGCGAATTTTGTTGTTAAACGCTTCTATTGCCGCAAATTCACGCTGGCGTCTTGCGCTTTCTTTTGCTGCGCGTTGGGCAGATTTTTCAGCAACTATGGTTCTGCCTGGTCCGGCAAGAAATTCGTCCCGTTTTCTTCGGGTTTCTATTGATTTTTTGGCTTTGTTTCTAAGTGTTACTTCTTGCTGAATTAACTGGTTTTGTCTGGCAACGGCATCGTTAGATGCTCCTAAAGCTGTTACATAATCTTTAATGGCTTTAGCTTCATCGTCAGTCGCTAATTCAACTAAGCTTAAATTCTGTTGTGCTGTTTGTAAGGCTCTACTAAAGCTTGCAATGCTTCGTATCGGCGCTTCAAATATTTCTGCGTTTTCATCTATTTCTTTAAGTTTATTGTTAAGTCCATCTAAATCTCTGCGAAGACTCCGCAGTTTACCTGTACCAATTACGCCTATCTCAATTTCAGCTCTGTATGCCACGATCCACAGCTGGTACGTCGCTTTCTATTCTAGGCGCAGAATAGTCTACCTACGGCGGCGGGCTTTTTCCATTTGCTTTTCTTGGTCCTCGTTAAGGATCTGGAAATATGCGCTCCAGCCAATTAGTTCTTCTGGGGTCATTGTGGTGCGGACTTCGGTTAAGCTCATGCCAAGCTCCTTGGCAACGCCAAATTGCAGCATGAGCCAGTTGTCTTTGCGAAGTTCCGCAACTAGGATTTTGGGTCCATCGGCTCTTCGTTTTCGTCAGCAAGAATGGCCAGCATCAAAGACTGCAGATCGCTGTCTTTGACCTCGTTTTTTAAAATATCAATTTCACCGGCAGAGAAAAGCTTCGCGCCGTTTTCGTCCTGTGCTTTTGCAATTAACAGCTGTAGTGCAAACGCTCCAGCGTCGTCAGATTTGGCTTGCTTCTGGGCGCGTTCGCGTTCAGCCATGGTTAGCGGGCTGATCCACATCTCAAATGCGGTGCCGTCAGACAGCTCGACTGTGCGCTTGCTTGGCTGGAGATTTGCTGCTTTACGCAACCGGTCGATAGCGCGAGTAGATCCAGCGGGCATGATTTGTACTTGACTATAAATTAACTATAGCGTAGCGCAATAAAAAACCCCGGCAAAAACCGGGGCTAAATGTCTACTTAAGTAGCACTTTATCAGGTTTGGCTGAAGTCGAAGCTTGGGGTGCCGGATGGACGGAAGCTTACGCTTACAGATTGTGCGTCGTCAGGGGTGACGTTCATGCTGGCAGAAGTCAGCACTGCTTCAAACTCGATGGAACGGCTTGCGACCTCGTTTACTGAACCGCCGCTGAACACTTGGTCGGTGTAAAGCTTGAACGCAGCACCAGTTTGGTTGCGCTGAAGCACGTCCTCGATCATGCGGTTGCTGAGGGAAGCATCCTCGTCGGTCATGTAGACCGTTGCGCTGCCCGTACCATCGCCGAAGCCAGAGATGTAGTTGCGGAATGGAACGTACTGACCAGGGGTTTGACCGATGGTGGTTACATCGATTTCGGCCCGGTTGATTTCAAAGCTCCAGTCACGGACCTGTCCGACTACTGCGAACGCGGCGTAGGCGACTTGGAAAGCGTTAGGGCTAACAGCTGTACCGTCGTCGGTGATGGTGACTGCCGCGCCACCCAAGGTTGCGGACACCTGCAGCACTCCGGTGCTGGCGGTGTAACCAATAACGTAATAGGTGGTCGCAAGGCTGAGTCCTGCGGGAAGTGTGCCTGTGCCTGCGCCATTAGTTTGAGTGTTGATCACACTAAACTGCACGGGATCACCTACTTTCAAGTTCAAGTAGGTTCCAACAGTGATGGTGTTTGGGCCAGTATCGACGTTAGATTCCGCAAAACTGCTGGTTGTGCCAGCAGGCTTATAGTAGAGGGCACCTGAAGTGCCGGACAGAACGGTGGTGGCCATTGCTACGCCAAAAATTAAGGGTCTCTGCGGGCACTGCCCGGCTACCTACAGGTTAGCAACTATTTAAGTCAGCACAGTTGCTACATAGCCTGTGTCAATGCGCCCTACAAAATGTGGTGATTCGTCAGTAGCTGAAAAAATTGGCCCGTTTATTTCACCCATTTTTACGAAGACACCTGTAGTAGTTTTGGATGTGTTATTGATTGTTTCTAGTACGTTTACAGCAGTTGTTACCAGTTCTTGATTGCGGGCCGGACCACGGCCTTTCTCTGTAAACAAGCGGATTACTAACGCACCACGGGCATTATCCACGCTAGAGGTCAGCGTTGGTTCGTTGGTTATGCCGAACGTGATGTTGACGCGCACATACTCGGTGGTTGTGTTTGGTGGTACGGCAGTGATGTTGTCGAAATAAACAGGAACTGCTGGCACAAGGTTGTTAAACGCCGTCAGTAACGGGTTCTCCATTGATGCCCGGATCGCTTGGTAGTTCATCGCGGAAATTTGCTAAAGGCTCGATCCATTGCCACTTTAATTGTTCTATCAATGCCCCCACCTTTTAAATAGGTGTCGTACCAGTCCAATGGGGCGGTGCTGATGTTTCCTCCACCGGATTCGTCTAAATTACCGCGAATGTCTTCGATTCTTTCACCGTATTCAATTGCGTTTGGATTCAAAATTTCTTGAAGCGGCGTTGGAAAAGCTTTTGGCCGAAAAAAGTTCCCTTGCTCGTAGTCAATGGCAACGCCTGCATGTCGCGCAACGTTGTAAATCGTGTACTTGACTTCAGGCTTTCTGTAGAGTTCCGCGCCGCTCAAAAAAGGACCGACAACAGGCTGTGGTGTTGTTTTTGCGCCTGAACCACCAGATCTTGATCCCCCTGATGTCTCGATAACCCAAGAGTTGGCAAACTCTCCTGACCAAACTGGACCGGCTTCTTGTAACTCTTTGACTGTTTGTTCCGCAGCCTCACGAATATCCGTCGACAAAATTCCGTTTACCCAACGGTCTATATCAACTAAAAACCGCTCGTAATCCTTAGCCATTACTGTGGCCTCACGATCAGGGTGTGGTACACAGGCTTGTCACCGCGATAGGTCAAAATGTTGATGATCTTGGCTTCGCGGGTTTGGCCTGCCTGCGGGTACTGCACACGGTCGGCTTC